AACGCAAGAAAGCGATTGATCGTGGAGTGGCGAGTGCGCAGTCCGCAAAGACGCCGAGCCTTCCCGACGGTGCTACGGCTGACCCTGTGGTCTAGTGGTCAAAAGAAGACAGACGCTCGACTTTCGATTCGCATACGCTGTGAGCGCGGTAGTGCCGCCAAAAGGAGAAGTCCAATGACCGAAGATATTTTGGTGCCAGCGTTTAAGCATGGCAACGCAGCTTCGAATGTAGCGATCCTTGCTACACCGAAGCCTGGCGAAGCTCGGCCCGACAACAATCTGGAAGTCGCGATTCTTGGAGCAAAGGGCTCGCGACTCTTGGCTGAAGTGACTTACGGGCAATCGCGACTCACGTGTCCGAAGTGCGGATCGCCGGCGGTAGGCTCGCTAGCGAATGACCAAGGCGAGCGGTGCGGACAATGTGCGCATCAATTCCGCATCTCGAAGCAGGAAGAGGATCAAGTTTTCGTTGTGCGCGTGTCGGATGACTCGCTGGAACTGCTTCGCGCAGAGAAGCCAGTCGTGCAAGAGCCGATTGAGCAGAACGAGATTCCGGAAGAAGATCGCGTGAAAGTGTATGTGCCGCTTCCGGAAGTGAAGAAACCGCAGCTTGCTGGCAACGTGTGGCATCGCCATGCGAAGTTCGAGTCCGAGGCTGGCATTGTGACCGAGATCTGGATGACGGTGAAAGCAAATCCGGTGAGCAAGGTAACGATCCTGATGAACAAGCCGGACTCGCCGCGATCGACGACCGTATCAGCCTCGGTGACGGAGTTAAGTCCGGAGCCGCCCAAGGAATCGCCAGTCGCGGAACCGGTCGTTGCTGAACCGGTGAACGCGTAACAGTTTCGACGGAAGAATGTCGAGAGATATTCTCAACCACTGAAGGCAGCACCCGGGCAACGGCACGGATGTTACCCTGCAAGGTAGTCCGCTCGGCGCAAGAATATGCGCGGTTGGGCAGGGGAAGAGATTAGAGAGTATTCCGTGCCGTCCCCGGCATTTAAGAATTAGGAGGCCCATTGTGGCTGACAAACCCGAAGTCGATCCGAAAAAGCTATTCTGTGCAACGCCTGGCTGCAAGTTTGAAGCCGAGCGCGGCGACGTTCTGAAGGCGTGCACGAAGTGTGGCAAGAAGCGCTTCGTCAACAATGTGCAGAAGGAAGAGATTGAGGCGGCGGCAGCGGCCGTATCGAACGAGGTACCCGCAGCCTAAGTTCTCGATTACACCGATCTGGAGACGGTTTGGTGCTGAATCGTTCTAAGAGGCTCTACTTCGACGCCAGTGGCGATTAGTGAGCCTCTTCGATTTTTGCGTATGCTCACAGATTTCGCGAGGGCCGACATACAACGCCGATACCGCGCTGGAGAATCGGGGCAGCTCTTGGCGGCCGAGTATGGAGTAACGCGCCAGAGCGTCTATCGAATCGCTGACTTCCGCCGCCGTGGACCGATGCCGAACATGGGCAACAGTCGCGGACCGGTGGACTCGATTCGTGAGCGAGAAGAACGCCACGCGGAGAACCAGCGGCAGGATGCGGCACGAGCGGCAAAGGATCGGGAACTGGCGACACTGTTCGCGAGCGCAAGGCCGACGGGCGAGCGGTGCCAAGGTGGTCGCGCTTGTCCATTCCCTGCAGTATTAGAGGGGCTCTGTCGCCAGCATTACGTCGACGCGCATTCGCAGTACTCGGTTTCGGGCTCGAGTCTGATGCCGACGATCCAGCAAGCTCACTGTCTGTATTTGGGCGAGTAAAGTTTGGCCACTGAAAGGCTGACGTGCAGGTTGGACGACTAGCCACTGGTAAGTCGAGTCCAGGAAAAGTCGATCTAGGATGCCTGTCCGCGATATGGCAGGAAGCGGCGAAGGAGCCAGAAAGTCCCGGCGTGAAGTAGTCCACGACGGAGCGTATTCATCGGGCTAACTTGAGACCGGGATGACTCGATGATGCTCTGCAAGAAAGGCGAGTACCTGCGAGGGTTGCAGCTCCCACCTAGTGGCCAATTCAGTTATGCGCATCATCGAGTTGCATGATCACCTTAACCCGACCCAAGTAGTACCGCTGGATGCAGATGCGATAGAGGCCGTGACTCCATTCGGTTCGGGTTCAAGCGTAGGCATGGCGAGCGGCCAGGTGTACGGCGTGCATGAGAAGCCAGAGGAGGTAGAAGCGCTATGGCGAATAAGTTCGTAGGAATGGGAGACTTGGCGATTGGGCAATAAGTACGATGAGAAGTATCAACGGGCCTATCGTGCTACGCATAAAGAGAAAGCCCGCGCTTACAACGCTAAGTATTATGATCGCAATCGGGAACAAATACTTGTGCATGTTCAGCAACGGTACATGCGCGATCGTACTCTGATTCGATCTATGATTGCGCAGCGCCGACTTGCCAAAAAGTTAGCGCTGATCGAATACAAGGGTAGTCGATGCCGTGATTGCGGTGGCGAATTTCATTGGGTGTGCTACCAGTTTGATCACCGAGATCCTCACGCGAAAGCGTTTGAGATAGGTAACAGAATGTATTTGCCTCTGAGTGAGCTTAGAGCAGAGGCTGATAAATGCGATCTAGTGTGCACGAATTGTCACGCAATTCGGACACACAAAAGCGAAGCCGTTAGAGAGAAACAAAGGCGATCAGCCAGAAAGAGGCGGTCATGAGCTTTAAGTCGTTCCTCGACGCCGTCGGACATGATGTGAAGAAAGGCCTACTGCATATCCTGCCGTACGCCTTGCCGATCGCAGAGGCCGCAGCCGAAGTGGCGATTGCGTCCTTCGCTCCGGAGCTAGGTCCGCTATTCAACCAGGTGATGGCGGCTGTAGTGACGGCTGAGCAGTCGGCGCATGCGGCGGGCAAGAGCAAGAACGGTCCTGAGAAGCTGGCGAACGTCATCCAGCTTATGGGTCCGCTGATCAAGTCGGGGTTAGCGGATATCGGGAAGGCGGCCGATGACCCGGCAGTGGAGAGGTACGTGAACGCCGTAGTGACAATCCTGAACGGTGTAGCGACGACTGACGAGTAACATGAAGCCTCTTGCTGTCGATCTCTTTTGCGGGCTTGGCGGGTGGACTGAAGGGTTTCTTTCGGAAGGCTATCGCGTGATCGGATTCGACATAGAGCGTCACGATTACGGGACAGGCGGGTATCCGGGGCAGCTAGTTTTGCAGGATGTAACGACGCTGCACGGGTCGCAATTCAGGTACGCGACGGTGATTGTGGCGAGTCCTCCATGCCAAGCATACAGCTATCGGGCGATGCCGTGGAAGCGAGCGAAGGCTTTGCCACCACCAGACAACACGCTATTTGAAACGTGCTTCCGGATTCAGAGAGAAGCGTGCGAAGCGGCCGGCAGGTACATTCCGTTGATTGTGGAGAATGTGCGGGGAGCGCAGAAGTGGGTTGGCAGAGCGAAGGCGAACTTCGGAAGCTACTACCTGTGGGGAGATGTGGGGATGGTGGGCAAGAGGATTGTGGCGGGTGCGCTCAGATTCGGCGTTACGGTCACACCGATGCGCCGGACGATAAAAGGGCCGGGCGGCGATTGGTTTAAAGATGGTCGCCAAGGCCAGGATGCGTGTGCTGAGGGGTTGAAATTACCGGGGAATAATTCACCCCGGCGATGGGACGAGCGTAAAGTTCAACGGCTGTGCGATGCCCCCGCAGAAGGCTACAAAACAAGCGGAATGAACTGGAGCGACCGGACACTGAGAGGCCAAGACTTCACGCGCATCGCCGGCAAGCAAGCCTTCGCTACCGACCCAGAAAAAGGCGGCTCATGGTTCGGAGAGTACCAACCGGGCAAAGGCTCGGCACGGAATCTGTCGTCTAACTCGCCTAAGCGCAAGGCAGCCAGTGCAGCAATAGCGAAGATACCATTTCCGCTGGCCCAGCACATTGCGAGAGTGTTCCGTGCGGAGATTGCCGCATGAGCACCCAGAACCCTTCCCCTTGCTTGGACTCTCTGACACGCGAAGTTGAGCAAGAAGCCATTGCCTCGATCGAGAATGTCGGCAGGATGATCGTCAATGCGGCGCATGAGGTTCCCAAATCCTGTGCACGGAAGAAAGTCAACGTCGATCTTATCCGCGGTCTGGCCATGCAAGGGGGCACAGTCGAGGAGATCGCCGCACACGTAGGAGTTAGTGCCGCAACGCTTTACCGGCGCTATGCGAGAATTATTGAAGCTGGGCGTATGCTTCGGAACACGTCCATCCGTCGTAAGCAGTTCATTAAGGCGGTTGTGGACGGCGATTCGGCAATGCTGATCTGGTTGGGGCGTCAATGGTTGGGACAAAAGAACGAGCTGCAGCTAACGGGTCCGGACGGTGGGCCCATCGAAGTGAATCATGAACATAACTTCCGATCCCTCAGTCGGGAAGATCTTGTCGAGCACGTCCGAGATAGCCAAAAGCGACTCGCAGCCATCAACGAGCAGCTCGCCCCGCTCTTGGTTTCACAAGAAGAGACTGGCGAAGCTGGTGGAGTTGCAGCAAGCGGAGATGGAGCGGTTGTCGGCGCTGCAGAAGCAGATAGCGATCCGGGACGCACGATCGAGTCTACTGAGCTTCATTCAGGCCAATAAGCCGGACTACGGCGTCGACGATTTCCATCGCAAGCTCTGCTTGCTGATGCAGGACTTCTACGCGGATGTGCTCGCGAAGAAGTCACCGCGCTACATCATCATCTCGCCGCCGCAGATGGGCAAGAGCGAGATTATGAGCCGGTCGTTTCCGGCCTGGGCGTTAGGAAAGTCGCCGTGGTTGTATTTCATCGCTGGCGCGTACGCATCGGATTGGGCCACGTCGTTGTCGGCCGATGTGCAGAACATCATGATGCGGGAGGAGTATCACGAAATCTTCCCAGAGGCGATCGTACCGCGTGCGGACTTTAGCGATTCACAAGGTAGCCAGCGCGCTGATTTCTTTGAGCTCGTAGGAAAGCCGGGGCGGTATCGAGCTGCAGGCCGAGCAAAGGGTGTAACGGGACGGCCGGCGCACATCATCCTGATTGACGATCCGCTGAAGGATCAATTCGAGGCGAACTCGGACGCGATCCGCGAGCAGTGTTGGGGATGGTGGAATCCGACGTTACGCACGCGGTTGCAGGATGGCGGTGGCGTGATGTTGACGCTGACGCGCTGGCATCTGGACGACATGGCCGGTCGGATGATCGACCTGGCGGGCAAGGATCCGGACGCAGACCAGTGGAAGGTTGTAGTCTTTCCAGCCCTTCTGGGGGAAGAGGACTGTGAAGCCTGCCGGAAGCGGAAAGGCGTTCAGTATTTGGCCGAGCATACATGCCGGTCATTGGCGCCCCACCGCTTTCGGCATGAAACGCTAATCCGCACGCGAGCGACTTCATCGCCTGCGGTGTGGAACGCTCTTTATCGCGGCACTCCGGTTTCGCTGGCTGGCAACATTTTGCCAGCATCGGCGTGGCGCTACTACGGGGGTCTGGGTCAGGTGATGCTGCCAGACCTCCGACAATTTGATTTCATCGTGCAGAGTTGGGACGGTTCGTTCAAGGACACAACGTCCGCGGACTTCTGTGCTGGCCAGGTGTGGGGCGTGCGGGGCTCTGAGGTGTGGTTGCTGGATTACATCTTGGAGCAGATGTCGTTCACGCGGTTTGTGACGGCGATCCGGCAGATGTCGTACAAGTGGCCGGCCTCGAGCTGGATCTTCATTGAGGACAAGGCAAATGGAACGGCGGCAATGGATGTGCTGTCATCCGAGATATCGGGTGTCTCGGCCGTCGAGCCCAAAGGCGGGAAAGTAGCCAGAGCGTGGGCATCGAGTTCGCGGTTGTGTGGCGGGAACTGCTTTCTTCCAGACGCGTCGATTGCGCCATGGGTGAAAGGGTTCGTCGATCGCTGCAATGTGTTTCCGGCGAACATCAACAAAGCGGGGAGCGACGACGATATCGACGCATTCACGCAGATGGAAAACGAAGTCAAGAACCGCACCCTTGGCGTGCATGAGTTCGTAAAAGCGCAGCAGGAAGCGCAGAACGATCGGATTCAGGCGGCGCACAAGGTGGGCGGTGAGGCGTTGGAGAAGATTACGGCGTCGATGCCAGACGGGCGAAAGATTGAGTTGAATGCTGAAGGTACGGCATGGGTGTATTGCGATTCAGGCTTGCCGGTGGTTGTAGAAGAAGGAAGCGTAGCGGCCGATTGAGGAACTATGGCAGAGAATACTTTTGACGTGTTAGCGGTCCTCGTCACGCAGGTGACATGCAAGCCGGGATGGAACTTCCGCTTGCGCGATGAAGACGGAGCGATGCGACTAGTGATTACCGTTCCCGGCGTGGACTCGTATCATCCAGAGAATCCGTTGACGGTGGCGCATTTCTTTCCGGTGCCGATAGCCACTTACAACGAGAAGACATGGCGGCGGTGGATCTTCGAGTGCTGCCGCAGGCTGGAGAATCATGAACTCGGCGAATGGTTCATGGTGGACGGCGAAAGGCCATTCGCTCCGCTCCATGGTCCCGGGGAAGATCCGTACACAGTTCACGAGTTCCGTGACGAGGTGGACGCGCGGACGATACAGAATGGCACAGTGGTTGAACGGGGCGTGGTATGAGCGGATGGGAGTTTCCGCAGCCAAGCAAATGGGATTGGGTAGGCCCGATTCTGTTCGCTTTGTTCATGCTGGTGCTACCGGGCATTGCGCATGGCCAAGCGCCGCTATACCCAACCCCTTACGTGCAAGGCACGCTCAGTCTCATGCCGGGTGGTTATGCAGCAGTGGCAGTTGGCGGCGGCGCTGGCATCGAATGGAATACTAAGCACTTCATCCTCGATTCGCTTGCAGCGTACGACAATGGCCACAAGACGAATGATGGCACGGTCGACAATCGCAAGGGACATGACCGCTACCTGCGCGGCCTGGGATCGTTCAAGTTCGGGAACAACTACATCGGAGCGGGAGCTAGGTGGAGTGAGCTTTCGACGACGAACTACACGAAGGAAAATAGCTGGCATCCTGAATTGGGAGTCGGTCACGACTTCTCGTTCATGCGCGCGCAGGCGCTGTGGATGTTTAACTCGCAGCATTCGGTAGTCGATTATCCGGACGCGCCATCGTGTTACAACACGTGCGGGAGCCAAGAGCGAGGAGCTGATTTGAGCTTCTGGTATCCGTCGCCGGCTAGCGCTCGTCATGTGTTCTTTCGGATCGACATGGTAATCTTCCGATTCCAGAACGAGCCAGCGGCAACAGTGGTGCGGCAGACGAGCGCGACCGTCGATTTCTCGCTGCTTTACAGGTTCTGATGATCGAAGAGTTCGAAGCAGTGGTTGCGAGTTGTCGCCCGGCATTCCAGTCGCTAGCGTGCCGCTATGTGGGCCCGGATGATGCCGAGGACGTGGTACAGATCGCGCTGATGAATGCGTTCACGCATCTGGACCGCGCGAAGATGTCGACATGGATTTCGTCGATCATCATCAATGCTGCGCTAATGCACTTGCGGGATGACCGACGGCGCAAGGTGGTGCTGATGTCGATCGAGTCGCCGGTATCCGATGGCGATCGCATGCTGGCTGAGTTGCTGTCGGATGAATGTCCGACGCCGGAAGAAGCGGTGACATTGGCTGAGCGGCGCGAGATCGTGGAGCGGCTTATTTCTCAATTGCCACCACGCCAGCGACAACTTCTGCATCTAAGATTCGCTGCGGGCGGGATGCAGCTT